AATTTCTACACTTGTCACATTACCTGTCCATGATATATTATTTAATCCGACATCAAGAACAGGAAACTCACCAGACATTTTTCTACCTTCATTAAGTGTATCTTTATAAGCGACCATTAAAGCGGAGTCAATTTCAATATAATCAACAATGTTTATAAACGTAATTACTTGGCTATTTATAGTTAAAGTAATATTCCCTGAACCGTTAATACGAATATAAGGCTCAGAATATATTGTACCGCTATTATTTACCTTAGCAGGTTGTGATACATATATTCTCTTATTCTGACCAGAATCATGATAGAAAAATGGATCAATTTTAAACTTGACTGTAAAGCTGAATGTATTATGTGTAACCTTTTCGTATTCAAATCCATCAATTACAGATCCCATGTAATAACCTATTCGTCCAAACTCTTCATAATCGTTTTCTAAGTACAATTTACCTCTACCAGATAACCATGTATTAATTTGAGGAATTAATGCAGGATTGCGTAAAACAAATTCCCATTCTTGAACATAAGGTTTATATTTACCCGAATGTATAATTAGATCTTCATTTTTATAGGGAATTTCATAAATATCTATTTGTTCTTCCGGTCTTTGTTTTCTTCCTTGCCTAACAGTTACGACATTTACTACATCCATATCAAATTCACTACTCATTATTCCTTTAAATATGAAACTATGCATACGCAAATCCTCCTTTCCCTTCTAATTTTCTCTTAGTCTGAAATGCTAATTCTTCAGCTAATTCTTCAATATCCTTATCTGAATTATTATTAAAGGTATCAATGTTAATATTAACATTAACACTATTTTCATTTTTCTTCTTATCCAATCCAAGCATAGACTTGAGATTGTCTAAAGGAGCAACTACTTCTGGAGATTTTGCATCCCCTACACCCTTTAATCCATATGGTGTATTAAAGATAGTAGGTCTATTAAAAATACCTCCTTTTGCATACCAATCTACCGATAGCTTAGGTACTCCTTGATCTATCCAATCGATAGGATTTATAGAGCCAGTGACAGAAAAATGTGGCATTTTTAATTTTGGAAATTCCCACTTAAAATTTAAAAATCCTTTAATCTTATCAATTACACCTTTTATAATGTCTCTTGCTGCTTCAAACGGTTTTGACATAATGTCTTTAATATTGCCAAACACAACCTCTAGTACGGCTTTAACTAGATTGATCCTATCTGTTATATCATTTTTGATACCATTAAAAACAGAAGTTATTTTTTCCCATAGGTTTGATGCTGCAGCCTTTATTTTATCCCAGTTCATATACAAGGCTACACCGATTGCTATTAAGGCTCCTATTGCTGCTATTACCAAGCCAATCGGATTAGCAAGTAACGCTGCATTTAATCCAATCTGTACGCCGGTGGCTGTGGTTGTGAAAGCTGTATATGCTACCATTAAGCCGTTCACTATGCCTATCACTTTCATCGCTAAAAACGCCGTTAAAAGACCTCCGAGTACCGGGATTAATATGTTCGAATGGTCAGCAATAAATCCGATTGTGTCTGAAACAAAGCCAAAAGCTTTGCCTGCAACATCCTGTATTTGTGGAGATTTTTCTATAAACCAATTCAACATATTTGTAAGTTGAGGTAACAAATCAGTCACAATTTTATTCTTGACTCCATCAAAGCTTGCTTTCACATCTTCTAGTGTATCGCCAAATTTAACTCCTGCATCTACAGAATTTTGAGACATTACGACTCCTAATTCATCTGCTCTATTTTTTAATGCTTCCATACCAGATGATCCTTCGTTAATCATTGGCATAAGTTCAGTATATGTTTTGCCAAGTAAATCATTAGCTAATGCATTCTTTTGCGCTCCTTGTTCCATATTTCCAAGACTCATCATAGATGCATTGAACACATCTTCCATTGACATATTATTTAGATCATCTACTGATAAACCCAATTTTTCAAAAGAAGCGATTGCAGCTGCATTTCCATTTTGGGCATCGGCTACAGAGTTAGAAAGCTTTTTCATTCCAGTTTCAAGTAATGCAATATCCCCACCTGATTGTTGAGCAGCATATCCCCATCGCTGAAGTTCTTCTGCACTAATACCTGTACGTTCAGATAATTTATCCCACTTATCTGCTGTATCTGCTGTAGAATTAGCTAATGTCATTAAACCAGCTACTGCAATTCCGGCTCCAGCCGTTATAGCTGCACCAATCTTTGCACCCTTGTCAGCCAAATCTTGTAAGCTTGATTTTGTCTTTTTTCCTTTATCATCTACTTTCTTCAAAGCATTTATTGCATCCTGATCTTCTATCAAAACCGTACCAAACAATCTAAATAGTTCCATGATTAATTACCTCCCTTCACAAATTTATTTTCTATTGCAAGAATTTCTTTCATAATTTCATCTTCATTTCTTGTATCAATGACAATATTCTGAGGTTTAGCTTCTTCCCAAAACTCATTAAATGTCTTAAAATTCTTCTTATCCATATTCGGATAGGCAGCAAGATATATTTTGAATGCATAATCCCTTGTATCTTCATCCATTGCCTTTTTAAGAAGATTAATACCTCGTTTTATTGGAAGGTGTAATACATAATCAATATTTGAATATCTTTTAAGTAGCAAATCCTCAATATCAACTATATTAAGGTTGCTACCTATTTGAAAAAATCCTGAAAGTCCTCATTATTGAATAACTCTGTAAAAAAGCTTAATATCTGCTTAGGCTTATACTTACGAACAGCATCATCACTTTCTCCGGTAATACCAGATATGAATTCAATCACTTGCTTCTCTGCTTTATGAAGCTTTTTAATAAACAGTAACGCTACCTGTGCGCCAACTTTCTCTTGAACCTTACCTTTATTGGCTTTTGCTTTATCCATCATTTCATTCAAATCCAACTGAATATCCATAACATCTATAATTTCTGATAACTTAAAAGTATCTTGTAATTCAAATCCACGCATAAAATTCCTCCTATAAAATAAGAGGATGGAATTTAATCCACCCTCAATCAATTTTTTAATATTTAAACTGCAAATTCAACACTCCAAGGTGCTGTGTCTCTTGTGTCTTCGTTATATGTAGCAGAAAACTCCAATGATGGTACTACTTCTGATTTATCCTCAAGTGTCCATTCTAGATTACTTAAATTAAGAGCATTTTGAACTTTAATAGTAACCGCTTTTCCATCCTTTGTTTTTCCCACCCATGTTATATCGTTATAATCACCCTCAACAATCGATAAAGTTGAGGTCATTTTATTTGTTACAATACTCATGCCTGGATAATATTTCGTCATATCTGCTGCTGTAAATAATTCAAGTGCATTAACTGTCAGCTTTGCATTCTCGCTATCAATAACCGTTCTGCCTTTTACAATCCCTCTATCTCCATCCGCTTCTATATTTCTATATTCACGCTCAACCACAAAGGCAGAACCACCACGAGTCAAACCAATCGGAGTAGTTCCAACCGTAACAACTCCCATTCCTAATAAAATCTTATCTGCTGCCGCCATATTTATCCCGTTCCTTTCTATTTGAAGTAAGTCCTTATCGCATATCTCATATTAACAAGATGGGTACCTATAAGTTCTTCATCGTTTACATATTGTCTTGCTTCCCTATCAAAATACATATTCAATGTATCTGTATTGATTACTTTCTGATTTAGTCCAGAAGGTTCTACAACTGTCCCATTTTGATCTATTGTTTTCCCATCTCCATCAATCGTATCTGCCAAATCCTCCATATCTCTTACACTCCGGTTTATATCCTCAAAAATATCGATATTCAGATATAAATCTTCACTTGGCATAGTATTCATAACACTTTCAACCTTAAAAACTACATATGGGAAATCAACTTCTTTTGATGCTTTATTACGATAAACTCTCGTATGTTTGGTATTGAGAAATTCTAGAATCTGATCTGCAACTACATTCATATTCATTACTTATCACCCTTCTTTCCAATCTCATCAATAGCAGTTTTAATCATATCAGCTATTAACTGTTTATTCTTAACTACAACTGGCTTAATTGGATCATCGTGATTGAATACGAATGGAGCATAAAAGATTTTAAATCCAATTTGCAAATCTTTCTCATATTTTCTTGCCCAATATCCAAGAGATTTCTTTAACTTTCCTGTACGTTTAGGTACATTCGGCTTTATTTCATTAACCAGATTTTGACCAATTACATTCAATACTTTTTCTGGTACTTCCTCTATTTTATTTGTGATCTTTTCAAGGTTACTTTCAAATGTAAATGCTGATTTTTTTGCCATTACTTAGCACCTCCTACAAACGAAGATACAGTTAATTCAGTTATTTCACCTCGGTCATAAGTACGAATAATATCGTAAACTATACCATTTTCACCAGAAGGATATCTTAATTTCTTATCGTTGTTATACTCAAACGAACGAATTTCGAAAACCAACTCAGGTTTTAACCCTGCAACTGCTGCTTGATAAAATTCGGATTGTCTGACTGCTTTTTTATTAGCATAAGCCTCATGATATACCATTGATTGAACAGGTTCACCCTTAACAATTGTTTCTATCATATTTCCAATTTCAACAACATCTTTCCACATTAGATCACCGCCTCAACCGTGTACTCTTGTGATAATACAAGGTGTGTTTTCAAACTGTCATATGCTTTTTGGTATTTCTCAGAATCAGTATTATCTAATCCAAAATTAGCCTTTGTATAAAGGATGATTGCTCTCTTAATCAAAGAATCTAATCCATCTATTACATCTTCTTCTGTTTTAGATTTAAGAATTCCTGATAGAATCAAATCAGCTTTAGCGGATTCAATAATATCAATTACTTCAATATCTAATGCTGAAGCACTAATTCTTAATGTCTGCTTTATATCATCTATTAGCATTTAACCACCTCATTTCATAAAATAAAGGAGCGGTTTTTATCCGCCCCTTAAGTTAAATGGTTATTATGCTACTGCTTTTACTAATTTAACAACTGCTTCTCCAATACCTACCTTGGAATCAAATATTGCACATCCTAAGAAATCAAAGCTGTTTGTTTTGATATCAAATGCAGAATTTACAGATACATTTTCTGCAAGATTGCCGATAATAGCCTTCTTATAATTGCCAAGATATGCCTCATGATATGTTACTCTCTCATCAAAGATTACTGGGTATCCGTATACATAATATGTATTACCTTCTTTACTTACAAGAGCATGTTTTGCATTATCCTGAAGTGGCATAAAGTCAGTGAATAATGTCTTCTTGGACATTAAGAATTTTGCACTGTTATCATATCCACCTGGTAATAAACCGCAAAGTGTTTGAACATTTGCAGCTGTTAATGATCCAGCCAATGCAACGCTAACAGAATTTGTTGCACCCCAAGTCTGAGCCTTTTCAATACCTGTAGGCTGACTGGAACCTGTACCACTAATCAGATATGCACTAATCTTATTGGCAATTGCTTCTGCAAGCATATTTGTTAACCAAGATTCAAATGCATTGATAGACATCGTTGCAACACTCTTGGAAATGGTAATGAGTTTGGTAATTTCATAACCTCCAAGGGATACAGTGATCATTGTATCAGCACTTGCAGTAATAGAAGCACCTTCAGAATGTAACGCTGCATCATTAACAGTACCTTCTACTGCAAATTTAACATTACCAGCTACCTGTAATAATGTAATTTCATCAAGTAAGGGAGCATACTGCTTAACCTTTGTAAGGATATCGTTCTGTGTCTGTGTAGGTAATGCTGCTCCAACACTTGCTTCTGCTGTAGTTAATGCTCTTTTCTCAATCTCATTCATTTCTACATTCTGTAATCTCTTTAAAAATCCACTTCTATATTCTACTGATCCTAATACATTGTCCTTATTAAATTCCATTGTTCTTTTCTCCTTTTCATCTTCAAATGTTTTAATAATAGTTGGATTCTCTAAGTTTGCCACTCCATCAAGTAAAGCCTTGCGCTTTTCAATTTTATCTGTGAGTGCCTTTCTTTCTTCCTTTAAGGAATTGATTTCTGTCTCTAATGCATCTAAATCTGCACCATCTACATCTAATTCAACCTTAATAGCTGTCATTCTTGATTCAATTTCCTGTAATCTTGTCATATAATAATCCTCGCTTTCTAATTTTCACATTCTAATTTTAGTTTTAGTTGTTTCTTTCTACGCTCTAACATCTCCTGTCTCTCTATGTCAAAAACTCCTTTTGCATAGGATCGAGCGGATATTTCAGTATCATCATTAGCTGGAATGCTAACGGCTGACACATCATAAACTTTCTTAACCTTTTTAATGGTTCTAGTTCTTGTTTCTCTATTGTAATCTTCTTCTGCAACGGTAAATGCCCATGACATGCGAGTGACTAGTTCATTAGAAATCTCTTCATACATCTGTTTACTCGCTTCTGATTTACTTAAATCAGCGCAAATAAATAAGCCGTGATTATCCGGCTCAACGATTAATGTATTATTCGATTTTCTTGCGTATACTTTACCTTCATGGTCAAACTGGAATATAATGTCTGACATATCAGCACCATCCAGAGCATGCCGATCAATCACTTCAAAGTATTTAATTCCATCAATATCATATAGCAAATATGGCTGATTAAATGTTGTTGCATATCCATCCACATAGTAATCAGAATCAATTCTCTTCTGCTGTGTCTGTGGTTGTAGTATCTGTAGCTGTCTGTATTCCCTGTCCTTCATTAATGGCATTGCTTTCATCTCCTTTCGTGTCTGTATTATCATCCAGTTTATTAATCTCAGCATATTCTTTACGAATATACCGCTTGTCTCCATCATCAACATGAGCCATATTCCATATATCCATGATCTCATTTCTGCTTAGAATACCACGATCAAACATCTGACTGGATACCTGAAGCTTTGTAGTATTTGAAGCATACTGTAACCTATTTGCTGTAAATATAACGGCATTGTTAAATGCTAACTCTTTTTGAGTGAATAACATGTTAGTTAAAACAAGACTTAACTGAATGGCAAATGGTTCAATCTCGCCCTCATAGTAAGCATTCCATTTGTTTTCATCATATTTGTTTTGAAGAATATCCTCATTAGTGCCAAAATAATTAAAGACATTATTTTGAATAATCTTCATCTGTTCTGCATCCACAATGAACGGCTTAGAATCAATTTGTTTGACCTCAGCATATTTCTGATCAAACATCATAACACCGGTCGTATTTTCAGAGCTCAAATTTTCCTGTGAAAATCTTTCTCGCTCTTTTTTCATATCGGCAGGAGTAGTAACCGTTGTCAGTCTTGCTAAAAACCTCAAAGTTGCAGATTGCTTTATACCTTCAACAATCCCTTGTCTCTGGATATTCAATAGATTTAGTGTAGGATTTAAAGCACTATTACCATCTCCAAAGAAATCATTTTTATATTGATATCTAGTTAATACTCCTACACGACTATATTCAATAGCTGCTGTTTCCCCATTCCCAAATCGATATCGTAACCACGGTTCTCCACCAACTTGAATTAACTCTGTATTTGTAGGTAACAATGGATAAAACCCGACAATCGTTTCGTAATCTTCGGCATATAAAGGTATTATAAAAGCTGTTGTATTCACCTTTAAAATCGTAGCAATACGATATAAAAACTGGCTTGTATTCATCCACGGATTAGGTTTGTACTGCAATACTTTTTCAAGATTTTTATATGCACTCCCTTGTATTTCAGGTTTTAACTTGCTACAAAAAGTCGCATATCTATCAATACTTGCTCTCGTAATCTCCGCTTCGTAAATCCCACCATCAAACGTAGTAAATGAAGGAGTATATGCCGATAATGTTTTGAAATATCCTTGAATAGCAGATTGCACTTGATTCTGTACCTGATTTTGTTTTGGAAATATCTTATCAAATAAACCCAATTTATAATCACCTTCTTTCTTTAATAATTAGTCATTGCTATGTAATTGTTATACTCGTCCAAATAAACGATATAAGCATCTAATAAACTTGCGACTCCATCGATACGTTTTGTAGAATCATGTGTCTTACAAAGATACATATTTTCATTAGTATCAATCGTTACCGAAGCATTCGCTAAATTCCACAATGTAATCGGGTTGCTGTTATAATTTATAAGTTCTTTTTCAAGGTCTGCTGAGAAATTACGCATAGGAATATTAAATGTCTTCGCTCCTTGCGCTATAGGAATAGTTATCTTGCCAAAATACTGTTCTATTTCATCAACTAAATATCCTGCACTATAACGATCATATCCGATTTTATATATGTAAATACCATCATCATTCTGGACTTCTAGCAGCCATTTAGTTACATCTTTATAATTAATTTTATTTCCCTCACTTAAGCGCATTAAACCCTGTTGAATCCATATATCATATGGAACCTTATCTTGAATTATCTTCTGTTCTAATCGATCAGAAGGTAACCAGTACATTTGCTTCACATAGAGTATAGGATCATTCGGAACACGGAATATAACGGATGCACAAGTGAGATCGGTAGTAGAACTTAAATCTATTCCAGCGATCCCATACTTAGGCTTCAAAACTTTTAAGTCATATGTTGCTTTATTATTTAACTGCTCATATGTTAGCCATGATTCTGAACCAGTTTCAGGCATATCAAAATGTTTACATAGCAAATTCTTTACTAACTTTTCATTCTGTTTTGCTTGATTAACCTTTTCTTCTAGGTATGAATATTTAAAAGAGACCCCAATGTTCGGATTTGCTTTCTTCCAACATTTAGGGTCTTTCCATTCTTTTCTATCATCCAATTCATATAAAAAGCATAAAGTTCTATCATCTGTATATATATCAACTCCGATATAACCATTTATTATCCTTTCACACTCAGCATATATCGTGTCATATATATCTTGCCGAATTGTTCCGGCTGTACTTGTTATTAGAATCAATGGTTGTCTTCTTGCTATAGTACCATCTACCATGATACTATATAGCGATTGACCATTTTTCCACTGGTGAATCTCATCCATTAATACACCATGAACATTCAAACCATCCAATGAATCGGAATCACTTGCTAGCGGCTTAAATATGCTATCATTGGTATCGCTATTCAATTCTGCCACCAAAGGTTTAATCCGTTTTAATAATACAGGAGATTTACGCACCATTTTCTTTGCTTCTGACCAAATAATTTTACTTTGATCCTTCTTAGTTGCCACGGCATAGCATTCTGCACCTGGCTCCTTATCTGCAATCATGAGATATAAACCTATTGCCGAAGCAAGTAATGATTTCCCGTTTTTCTTAGCTATGATTAAAATGCATCTATGATACTTTCTGTTTCCCTCTATATCAATAAATCCAAAGGTTGCTGCTACCATTGCCTTCTGCCATAATTCCAATAATACAGGTTTACCACCCATCTCACCCTTTGAATGTTTACAATAATTTTCTATGAATTCAATTGCATGATTAGCTCTCTGATTGGAATAGAAATACTCGCTATTATTATCATTCAAATCTTTTACAATTTTCTGATATACATAATAAATTTTTTTAGAAACAACCTCTTGACCACTTTCAATTAGATTCCAATATTCTAGTATAGGATTATAAGCTAATGGATATATACGTAGCGAATTATTAATCATTTCGGCCACCTACAAAGGCATCAAATCCATCATCAACTTCTTGTTTCCCAGATACTTCTTTTGGTAATAAGTCACCCAACTGCTTAATGATAGTCTGATAATTTTTATTCATTGTAGAATACAATCTTGCAACTGGACGCTCCCTCTCATATGGCGGTGTATTAGCAGATTGAGTAAACATCTCAACGTATCCACCAGAATCCAGATCTTTTTCATAATCTTCAAGGGCAATTCTCATATATGCTGCCCTTTGTATCAAGCCATCAATTATAGATTTATTTTCTTCTTTTATATTCTTATATATTTTTCTAAGTCTTACTTCTTCTT